GGAGGAACGCGCACGCCGCCAGATGGAGCAGCTGGCCCCCGCAAACGAGCTGCTGAGGCAGCTTGCTGCGCTGCTGAAGGATGAAAAGAAGACCGCGCCGCACCGTGCATAAGCGGGAGCATCTTTCTCAAAGGCAGGTGATCCCGCATGGCTGATACTGTAAGAATTCGGATTGACGGCGATGATCGCGGTTTTAGGAAAACGCTGTCCGGCCTCGGCAAGGTCGCAAAGACTTCAATCGTCGGCCTGACCACCGCCGTGGGCGCGGTATCTGCTGCGCTGGTTGCCGCCGGCACAGCGGGTGTGCGGTACAACGCCACCATCGAGCAGCTGGAAACCTCCTTTGAGGTCATGACCGGCAGCGCGGAAAAGGCTGCGGAGGTCGTCCGGGAGCTGCGCGATCTGGGGGCAAGCACGCCCTATGATTTCGCCGGTCTTGCGTCCACCACGCAGACGCTTATGCAATACAGTCTCACGTCCGATGAGGCGATCAGCGCCACCAAGATGATCGGCGACATCGCTCAGGGCAGCTCCGAGAAAATGTCCCGAATCGCGATGGCCTACGGTCAGATGTCGTCTGCGGGCAAGGTGTCGCTGGAAGACGTGAAGCAGATGATCGAGGCGGGATTCAACCCGCTGCTGGTCATTTCCGAGCAGACGGGCGAAAGCATGGCCAGCCTTTACGACCGGATCAGCAAAGGCACGCTGACGGTGGAAGAACTGACCAATGCAATGGTCGTGGCCACGTCCGAGGGCGGCATGTTTTTCCAGTCGATGGAAAAGCAGTCGCAGACGCTGAACGGCCAGCTTTCTACGCTTCAGGACAATCTTCAGACCTTCGGCGGCACGGTGTTCTCCGGAATCTCCGAATCCCTGACCTCCTCCGTCTTGCCGGCGGCGAATGCGATGATTGAGGAATTCAACAGCGCATTCGAACGCGGCGGCGTGGACGGCCTGATGAAGGCCATCGAAAAGAAAATCCCCCAGCTGATCACATCGGCGACGAACATCGCCAAAAACGTCATTTCCGGCGTATCAAAGCGCATCCCTTCGCTGGTCAGCGGCCTTTTTTCAAACCTCCCCGAAGTCCTCGGTTCCGGATTCGACATCCTGACCACGCTGTCCGATACGCTGTTCGATACGCTTGAAGTCATCGTGGTCAATCTCGTCGAGCGGTTCCCGGAATACGCGCCTGTAATTTTGAAAGGTGTCTGGAATCTGGCCACAAGCATCGTAACCGGCGCGGCAGGCGTTATTCAGTCGCTCTGGCGCAGCATCTTTGGCGGCCCTGCGGAATATGAGCTGGGTCGTGCTGTCGATCGGATGTTTGAAAATGTGGATCAGGATCGTGTTGCAGCAATGTCGGCAACAATCACTGCCGAGGTAGACGCAACAGATGCCGTCGAAGCAATCAACAGCGCATGGACGAGCATTGAAACGGCACTGAGCGGTTTCGGGCTTGATAAGACACAGATCGAAACGATCAAAGGGATGATCGGGCAGGATTATCAGGCAATCTATGATCAATGCAAAAAGTTCGGATTATCTGATGAAGACGCCGCTGTCATTGCGGGGCAGGTTCAAAGCCTGAACGGTGAAATTGACGGAATTTTATCCGGCCTGAACATCGAATTTGATTCTACTGTTCTGGGGCAGTTGATGGCTCAGGCAAACGGAAATCGCGCCGAACTCATCAAAAGACTGAAGGCAATGGGACTGACTTCCGGACAAATTCAGGGAATTATCGCCGTTTTCAACGGAATCAACGGTGATCTTTCCGACGGAATTATGTCCCTGACGGACACCGTTGCGACCGCGCTCACAGACGGCGAAGCGGACACGGATAAAGTCGTTCAGTCTTTGGTCGATGAAGCAAACGCGTACTACGAAGGCGTATTTACTCAAATTGACGAATGGCAGGCGGCGCAGATCGCGGAACTGGACCCTGATGCGCCTGACTATGAAACTGCTGTTCAGAACATTATCGCTGAAGCTGACGCCATGCGTACTGCGATTGAAGAATCGCAGGCGGCAACGCTGACATTCATCGAAGAATGCGCGGGAAAATCCACGGAAGAAGTTCAGGCCAGAATGGGCGAACTGGATGAGATCGAATCGCGCGTGATGGAAGTCACGGACAAGATCGACGCAGCTGTAGCAAAATCTCAGTTGCTTGGCAAGGATCAGTATCGAGTCGTAACTGCCGGCGCAACAACTGACGAAGCAACCATAGCAACTGCAGTTCGTTTCGCGTTCGAAAGTTTCAAAATCGATCAGCAGGACATCCAGCAGCAGTATGACGAAGCGATGGCACAGGCGCAGGCAGATTTTGCTTCCGGCAAAATCAAAACACCCGAACAGTATGCTGCTGTAGAACTCCGTATACAGTATGAATACCAGACGGCCATGCGTGAAAATCAAGCCGAATACGAATCGGCTCTGATGGAGATTTTCCGCGGCGTTGCAGAGGCAATGCCGGATGATGTGGCCGCGCCGCTGCTGGAAGCCGCTGAAAACCTCGACCTTGCATCTCAGATCAATCAGATAATCGCGGATGCGATGGCCAATAAAAATTATGATTTTTCTTCCGTAAGTCCGGCCATTCAACAGGCATACGATGATGCTTTCGGAGAAGGCTCTTTCTCTGCAGCCTATGATAACGGAACAATGATGCTGAATCTGCCGATGTTCCAGCGCATGGCGGACGATATGATGCTTGCTGCAGCTGAAACGCTTGAAACAGCAGACACGGGAGTTCTCGGCACCACCCTTGCAACGGTTATCGGCGAAGGATTCGCTGATGGTACGTCGCTTGTGGACATGGATGGTTCCACGTTGGTGCAGTCTGTGTTCGGCGGCATGATTGAACAGGGAGCTGCGATTATCGAATCAGGCGAACCGCAGATCACCGCCGCCACGGAAACAGCCGTAAGCGGCGTAAAGGAAGCGGCGGACGTAAGCGACAAGACCTTCGACGCCGCCGTGCAGACCATAAACGGCTACGCATACGGTATCGCAAGCCGAGAAGATTTCCTGAATCGCACCATTGACCGAGTGATCGGCAGTGTACCCGCAAGATTCCGGAATCTGCTGGAAGTCAATTCTCCGTCGCGCGTAACTATGCGGATCGGCGAATATACCGGCGAAGGTTTTGAGATCGGTATCGTCAAGAGCCTCAAGCAGGCCGTCACGCGGGCGGAAAACATGGTCGGATCCATGAACCTGTCCACCCGCATCACCGCGCCCGCGCTGTCCGGAGCATTCTCCACCGCCGCGCAGGATATCGCCGATGCGGAATCCGGTCGGCCCATCGTCATGGCCGTTGACGGGAAGGTATTCGCCGAAGTCATGGCTCAGTACACGCGCACCGCGCAGAACGCATACAGCCACAGCATTGCATTGGGGGTGGGTAAAGGATGATTCATCGGCTGAAAGAAGGATGGTTTGAATTCAACGGCGTGAACAGCCGGGAATACGGCATTTTGCTGCGCCAGATGCCCACCCGGTCGCTTCCGGGCCGGAATTACACCCGCAAAAAGGTGTCCGGTAGAAACGGCACCGTGCTGACCGGCGACGGCAGCTACACCGACGTGACCGTCAAGCTTGAATTCGATGCTCCGGATCCGTCCATGATCCCTTCCATCAATGCATGGCTGACCGGCAGCGGCCTGCTCCGGTTTTCGGACGAACCGTCGCTGGCCTATGAAGCGTACATCGACAAGGAATACAACCGCGCAAGCCCCGTTCCGAGGTTTGCCACGCAGCGGTATTCCGTGACGTTTGTCTGTCATCCGTTCCGGCTGCACTGGCCTGTTGACGGCAATGCCGTGCAGATCAATGAAAGCGGAACCGTGCTGGAAAACCCCGGCACGGCTCCGTCCTCCCCGCGCGTAAGCATTACCGGAACCGGCGATTTTGCGCTGACCATCGGCATGGAAACAATGTATTTCAACGATGTGGACGGCGGAATCATCGTCGATACGGAGCTGATGGACGCATTCACGGCGGACGGCACGCTGCTGGCTAACGACCGCGTTTCCGGCCCGTTTTTCCATATCGCACCGGGCATGAACGTCGTGTCGTGGCTGGCGGAGGACGGCTCCTCCGTATCCGGGGTCAGCATCCTGCCGAGATGGAGGTCGATGTAAATGCACGGAATCCCGATCTATGATCCGTCCGCGACCGATTTCTCGACCAACGGACGCGGGCTGCTGCTCCCCGTCGAATGCACCATTGAGGAGCAGGCGAACGGAAAATATGAATTGAAGCTGGTCCAGCCCATGACCGACGATATGCGGTGGACGCTGATCGACAACGGCTGCATCGTCAAAGCGGCTGCACCCGTGCGGGAATCCCCGATGTATGAGATCAGCGCATTTGATGGCACCGAAGAAACCGCCGTCACCGTCACGCGCAGCATCTACAAGGTCAAGACCAACGGCAGTCGTCTGATGCTGCGCCAGCGGCCCACCACGGAAAGTCCGATCCTCGGAAGGTATTACACCGGAACCGAGGTCGTGCAGCTGGCGGACGCCGGCGACGGCTGGTATCAGGTCTCCGTGGTCAGCGGCGGCGCGACCGGCTACATGTACGCCCGATGGCTGCAGTACGACCGGACCATCACCGAAACCCTGACCGAATCCAGACCGGTGAAGCGCGAAGGCGTCAAGGTGCAGCCCGCCCGCGATCAGCTGTTCCGGATCCATTCCGTCGAACGCGATACGCAGCGCGGCGTGGTCACTGTTGCCGCAATGCACATCACCTATGACCTCCGCGGCAACATCGTCGGCGAGACGTATTCTCCGGAAAACGTATCCGCCGCCGAAGCGGGAGCGCATGCGTTTGCAGCAATGCTCAACGCGCATCCGTTTGAACTGGTCGTTTCCACCGATGCGCCCGTAAGCGGAGACTTCGGCTGGAAATCCGGCATCGAACTGCTGCTGGAACCGGAAACCGGCCTCGCAGCCCAGACGGGCGGAAACCTGATCCGCGATAATTACAGCCTGTATCTGCTTCCGGACGTAGAACGCGACATGGGCGTAACCATCCGGCGCGGAAAAAATCTGATCGGCGTGACCGTGGATTCGGACGCTTCCGGCGTGGTTACGCGCATCATCCCCGTGGGCAAAAACGCCGACGGGGATGACCTGTATATTGACGGCCTGTATGTGGACAGCCCGTATCTCGGTATGTATCCCACTGTCATGACGCAGCGCATCGAATACGACGTGCGCGTCGGCGAAAGCGAGGAGGACGGATATTATCCGGACGATGCGTCCGCCAAAACAGAACTTGCCCGTCTGGCAGCGCAGGATTTCGCAAACGGAGTGGATCTTCCGGCCTACGGCATGGAGGTGGACTTCGTCCCCCTCGACCGGTACAATACCGACGTTGAGGATTATGCCGGCCTTCAGGCAGTCCACCTGTTCGATACCGTGCGCGTGATCGACGAACTGTACCACATCGACGCAAAAATACGCGTGACCGCTTATACGTGGGATGTTCTCGCCGAAAGGTATACCGGCGTCACCCTCGGCGAACTGGTCAGCACCCGCAGCGTAACCTATGGATTCAACATCGCACAGGGCAGCGTATCCGGCAACCGCCTGATCCCGAACACCGTGGACGGCACGATGCTGCGCGATCTGTCCGTGAAAATGGGCAAGTTCGACATCGCCACCGTGCGCCAGCTCAATGCCGAGGCCATCAACGCCCTGACCGCGAGGATCAGCGAAATCGCCGCCGGATCGATCACCACCGACGAGCTGTACGCCTCCCTTTCGGAGATCGTGACGCTCATGGCGGAGAACATCACGGCGGACACCATCGCCACGGATCAGCTGGCGGCGGCGCTGGGCGAGTTTGTCGCGCTGTACGCGGATTTCGCGGGGCTGGATTTCGCCGCCGTGAAGGATCTGCTGGCGGACGAGGCCATCTTCCGCGCCGGCACGGCGGGGGAACTGTACATCGACCGTCTGGCCGCCACCTCGGCGACGCTGGTTTCCGCCGTCGTCGGGGAGCTTACGCTGAAGGGTGCGGACGGAAAATATTACAGCGTCACCGTGCAGTCGGACGGAACCGTCGGTACGGCGGAGGTCGTGCCCACGGAGGGCGAGATCGAAGCCGGAACGACCGAGGACGGACGCGCCATCGTGGAAACGTCCGCGAACATCGCCGAGCTCAGCGCACAGACGATCAAGGGCGCGTCGGCCATCCTTTCGGAGATTTTCACCGACGCCCTGACCGCCGGAAAGATCACCGCCGGTCAGGCCATGATCGCGTCGGCCACCATTCCGGAGCTGTACACCACCGCCATCAAGGCCATCGGCGACAGCATCGACATCTCCGCCAACACCACCATTCAGCTGCTCATCGCCACCAACGACCTGATCCGCGCGTGGTACACCTTCACCGAGGACGGCATGCGCGTGGGCAAACAGGGCAGCACCTACGCCACCCTGACCGACGATACCGGATTCCACATCCTCCAGCTGAACGAAATCATCGGCAGCTTCGCCAAGCGGCAGCTGGCGGCGGAATCCATCCGCGTCGGTCCGGTCAACGGTCTGACCGCAGGCCGCCGGGTGGTCATGCGCGGCACATCCTCCGGCGGCGTCGCCTTTGTCGCCGAGGACGCAACGTAAGGAGGGATTCTCTTGAGCGTATTCACCGCCGGGGCTTCCGGCCTCGGCTTTGTCAAATCCGCGTCGTCGTCCAGCTGGGACGGAAGCGGCGCGATGCAGGGCGCATACGGCTCCGGCTCGCCGCGCATCGGCGCGATGTTCTTCCCGAATCTGGGCGGCGTCAACTGGGCCGATCAGGCCGTCAGCATGATTCAGCTGACGCTGACCTTCGGCTCTGCGGGCCGTTCGGCGGGCAAGACCGTCGGCCTGTACCGAGGTACGAAAACCGGTCTGTGGGGCACGGGCTCGGCCATGCTGGGCGCGTATCTCGGCGACGTCTGGAGCGGCACGCCCGCTTACAATTCCACAAAAACCATCACCTTCAGCGCGGATTCCAATCCGGCGGCCTTCGCCGGTCTCACCGACTGGCTGAACGGCGGACTGTTCGCGCTGGCCGTCTACCGCAACGAATCCACCGGCAGCGGCGACAGCTATTCCGACAATTACCTGAAGATCACCGGCGCGTCCGTCTCCGTGACCTATGAGCCCCTCGGCAGCAAGGGCACGCTGAATGCGGAAACCGCCGTTCCCGGCGATACGCTGACCCTGACCGTCGAACCGGCGAACCTGACCGGCGCGATCACCCATGCGGTTCAATGGTCGCTGGGCGGCGCGGCAAGCGACGTGCAGACGCTGCCCGAGGGCGTGACGGAAGCCTCCTTCACCGTTCCGGAAAGCTGGCTGTATCAGCTGCCCGACGCGGTTTCCGGCGCGGCTTCCTGTATGCTGACCACCTATCAGGACGGCGCGGAGAAGTCTTCCCGGCTGATTCCGTTCACGGTGAACGTGCCGGACAATATCGTTCCGGCGTTCTCGGCAAGGGCGGAGCCCTCCGGGACCTCCGGCGGCTACTGGCAGCACCTCGGCGGCGCAAAGCTGACGATTTCGGACGCGGCTTCCTTCTACGGCGCGACGGTGGTTTCGTATGAGATCACCGGCTCCGAGGGCGTTTCCTCCGCTCTTGCGGAGATCACGACCCCGGCGTTTGCGGAATCCGGCGAACACGTCTATGCGTTCACCGTCACCGACAGCCGCGGCAGAACCGCCCGGCAGACGGTGCAGATCGATGTCAACGCGCTGGCGGATCCGGTCATCACGGTGTTCTCCGTAGAGCGTTACGACGAATATGTCAGCGATTCCGGCGAGACGGTGTACGAAGCGAATCCCCGCGGAACCCGCGTGTGGGCGACGATCCGCGCAGCCATCGATCCGGCAGGCGGAAACAACGTTCCGACGGCGTTCATCGAAACCGGCGGCGGGCGGATTTCCGTTCCGTGGACGTCCGGCGCGGCCTATGAAACCGTCAACGATCGGACGCTGCTGACGGCGGAGTTCAGCCTGAACAGCGTGCATGAGTTCACGCTGACGGTCTCCGACCTGCATACCTCCGTGACCGCGTTCTCCCGCGTGGAGAAGGGCACGGCGATTATGGACGTGGAGCCGGACGGCGTGGCCTTCGGCGGGTTTTCCACCGCCACAGAGGGCGACCCGAAGGACGAATTCTTCCGCAGGACCGTGTTCTACGGCGGCGCGGAAGGCCTCGGCCTGAACTTCTCGGAAACGCCGGAGCTCACCGGCGGCACATGGTTCGACGGGAAACCGATCTGGAGAGTGTCGAAGTATTATCCGAACGTGACCTTCGGCGGCGTGGGCGCGTGGACGACTGTCGGCGTACTGCCGATTGACGTACACTCTGCGGAGATCAATCTGCTCGACTTCGACATGCGTCTGATGCACACTGCGATTTACAACAACGGTGCGCTGTGCGTCGGCTACAGGCTCCCGATCATGGGAATCAACGGTTACATTGCAACCCCGTGGCTCGGCGATGGCCCAAATGTTGCCTTTAACTGGGTCAATGCATCGTCTGTGAGACCCTTTGACCGGTGCAATGTGCTGGTGACCATCCACTATACCAGAAACGAATAAAGGAGGAATGAACATGGCAGTAACGGTCGGCTCTGCAAGATCGGACGAAAACGGCAAGGCGTACAACGGCAAAGCCGGGGACCAGAAGTCCGGCAGGGAGGTTTCCACCCAGTCGTGGTACAAGCATTCCAAGGGCTGGCGCGTGTTCCGCGCGAAGGACCCGGAAAAGGCGGCGATCATCGGCGAGCAGATGATTGCAGCCTGCAACAACAACAAAATCGGATATGACCAGTGGGAACGCTACGACCTGTTTGCTGAAGCGAAGAAGGTCGGCTTCGATCTTGCAAAGGTCACCGTAGCCACGGAGACGGACTGCTCCGAGCTGGTGCGCTGCTGCTGCGCGGCTGCCGGCATTATGGACCTTCCCGCATCCGGATTCCGTACGGGCAACATGCCGAAGAACTTGCTGGCCACCGGAGAGTTCGTCGAACTGAAGGGCAGCAAGTACACCGACCGGAGTGATTATCTCGGCTTCGGAGACATCCTCGTCACCGCATCCAGCGGCCATACCGTCGTGGTCATCAGCAACGGCAGCAAGTACGAAGGGACGATCGAGGTCAAGGAATACGCGCTCGGCGAACGCATCATCGGCAAGGGGGACGAAGGCGCGGACGTCAAGACGATGCAGAACATGCTGATCTCGCTGGGCTACGACCTCGGAACGTATGGTGCTGACGGCGATTTCGGCAGCAAGACCCGCTCTGCACTCAAGGCGTTTCAGGAAGAACACGGCCTTGATGCCGACGGCGAGTACGGTCCGAAATCCCATGAGGCGATGATGGTGGCGATCGAGAAGCTGAACGGCGTTCACTCGTCCATGCCGGAACCTGTGGGCGATCTGAAGGTCAAATCCGGATCGTGGAACATCCGCACCGGCCCCGGAACGGCCTACCCCACCGCAGGCATCGTCCGCGAAGGTGATACGCTGACGCGCTTGACCGTCGAAAACTGGATTCCGGTGCTCTTCAACGGAGAGCCGATGTATATCAGCGCGTCCGGCGTGGAAGGAGGTTGATTCCATTGAACTTGTCTTCTATCGTTGTGCTGATCGGCGAGATCGGCGTATTGCTGGGCGTGATCATTCCGGTCATCGTATGGGTCGTCCGGATCGCAAACGCGCAGAAATGCCTGCTCCGCAGCGACATGCTGCACATCTACTACCATTGTCGTGACAAGCGAATCATCCGGCAATATGAGTATGAGAACTTCGTCATGCTCTACGAAGGATACAAGGCCCTCAAGGGCAACAGCTTCATCGACAAGATCTACAAAGAAGTACAGGAATGGGACATTATTTCGTAAGGAGTGATTCGAATGATTGATTTTACCCCCATCCTTGAGGCCCTGCTGGGCCTGCTGGCCGCGATCATCACCGTCAAGGTGATTCCGTGGATCAAGGCCAAGACCACCAACGAGCAGCAGATCAAGATTGAAGCTGCCGTCCGGACCGCCGTATTCGCCGCCGAGCAGATCTACGGCGCGGGTCACGGCAAAGAAAAGCTGGATTATGCGACTAAATACCTCCATAATCACGGCTATAAGGTTGATCTCGACGAGATTGAAGCGGCAGTACAGAACTATTTCAGTCATGCTCCGGCTGCGGATGCGGCCTCCGAGGAGTGATTTCCCGGCGTCCGCGCAGCATATCCTCAGTTTGACTACCTCACGGCGGAGGAGTTCTCCCAGCTCCTCCGCATGGCCAAACTGAGCAGCGAGGACAAGGAGATCGCCACGCGCTGCATCGTGTGGCACATGTGTCTGATTGACACAGGAGTGATCGTCCACATGGACAGACGGACGGTCGCCCGCAGGATGGAAAAAATCATCCTGCCCGAATTGAACAGAATGCTTTCCAGAATGAATCAGGCCGAGGCCGGAGCGTAATGCTCTGACCCCGGCCTCTTTTTTTATGCCCGTAAACGGTA